GGACCAGGAAAAATGGAGCGGCGACGGTGCCGGACTCAAGGCCATCACCGGCGGCGATGCGGTGTCCGTGGACCCGAAATACCGGGATGCGTACTCCACGCATATCCCGGCGGTAATTCTGGCCGTGAACAATAACCCGATGCGCTTCACCGACCGCAGCGGCGGCGTGTCACGCCGGCGGGTGATTATTCACTTCCCGGAACAGATAGCCCCGCAGGAGCGCGACCCGCAGCTTAAGGACAAAATCACCCGCGAGCTGGCGGTCATCGTGCGTCACCTGATGCAGAAGTTCAGCGACCCGATGCTCGCCCGGTCACTGCTTCAGTCCCAGCAGAACTCAGACGAGGCGCTGAACATCAAACGGGATGCCGACCCGACGTTTGATTTTATCGGCTATCTGGAAACCCTGCCGCAGACCAGCGGCATGTATATGGGGAACGCCAGTATCATCCCGCGCAATTACCGTAAATACCTCTATCACGCCTATCTGGCCTACATGGAGGCAAACGGCTACCGGAATGTACTCAGTCTGAAAATGTTCGGGCTGGGGCTGCCGGTGATGCTGAAGGAATACGGACTGAATTACGAGAAGCGCCATACCAAACAGGGGATACAGACCAACCTGACGCTGAAAGAGGAAAGCTACGGCGACTGGCTGCCAAAATGTGACGACCCTGCAACAGCCTGACCCACCTGACCGGCATCTGCCGGTCTTTTTTTATCCCGACATCCCCCGAAGGTGAACAATCCACTGTTCACTCTTCACTGTATATCCCCCGTACCAATATGAATTTAGTGACAAGAAAACATAAGTTGAACAGGAAAACCCAAAGAACTTTTTATCCCCCTCCAGACATTACCTGTCGCATCCATATTGAGCAAAAAATCTCATAGATAGAGTGGTATTATTAACGTTTATCGCTTATCTAAATAGTAAAAACAAAATGCGATTCTAATTTTATTCACAGGGTAAATAACTGAAATTATCTAAATAACTATAAACCCCTCATATATATAAATAAATTATACCACATAACCAAAATACGATATTCTGCTGAGATCATTAAATTTAAGCTTATTTCAATGGCTATTACTCTAAAGATTTGTTAATAACCAGTCGTCATGAAAATATACTTACAGTTATGTTTATGCTATAATCAGTGACAAATATTTTGGGGAGGAATTATGAAAATTTGTTTTTTCGATATGGAGGGGACTTTACTTGAAAAGAACTCATATTTAGATAATGGAAAAGTTGCACCGAGCGCGTGGACAGTACTTGCCAAAGAAATCAGCGAAGCTTGTTTTATTGAAGAGGAAAAAACAAAAGATTTATGGCTAGCTAATAAATATATCAGCTATACACAATGGATGAAAGAAACTGTTGAAATACAAATCAAACATGGAATGAACAAAAATCACCTACAAACGGTATTATCTCAAGCGAAGATACAAAAAGGTGCTGTGGAACTTATTCATTATTTGAAAAGTCAAGGATACTTAACAGTATTGATATCTGGTGGGTTTAAAGAATTAGCAGACCTAACTCAAAAGAGCCTAAAAATAGATCATGCATATAGTGCTTGTGAATATTTTTTTAGGAAAGATGGTAGCATTGAGCACTTCAATCTATTACCAACAGATGAGGAAGGGAAACTGGTCTTCATGAAACACCTTGCCTCTGAATATAACGTAGAACTTGAAAATTGTATTTTTGTTGGCGATGGGAAGAATGATGTTTTTATCGCCAAAAATGTAGGTACTTCTATAGCCTTCAATGCTCAGAGAGAATTAAGAGAAGTATCTACATTTATTGTAGACCAAGAAACACCTGATTTATCAGCGATTATTGACCTTATTAGAACTATTTAATCGATTTTGGAAGTCAAGTTTATCTTTAACTATTTCCAGTTGTTCCTCTAACTGTTTTATCTTTGATTCAGACTGTAATTTGTACTGATTAAATTCATTTAAGTCAAATTTCTCTGAGAAATAGTAATCTCTCCCAAAAGAAATTAGCGAGAGGAATAACCCAACAACAGCGATCATCGTTCCTATTTTAGTTATCGATATAATTGATAATTTTTCAGTTAGCTCTTTGCTTATCTGCTCTTTTAGAACTACTGGTTCTAAAAAAGTTTTAGGAAAATTACTTATATCTGAAACACGGTAAGATCTATATTCATTATATTGTTCTATAACATCATAAGAACTAGGCACAGCAGAAGCCGGTTGATAATTTGGATTTTTTTCTATTTCATGGAATACAACTCTAAAGAAAGATTTATCTTGCTCACTATCAGTAACTGGAAGATATTCCTCTACAGCTGAGAAATTAATTAACAGTGTTGATATCGGACCGTTATATCCAGAATCGATAATACCAGTATTGAGTGCAAGAAACCCCTTTTGCGATAATCTATTTTTTAAAAATACATATGCAATAAAACCCTCTGGCACATGAAGTATTTCTTCTGATATTACAAAAGCCGAATCTTGCGGTTTAAGTAAAGTTCTTCCGAGAGATCTTACATGATTTTTTTCATCTTTAAAAAGAATTTCCCTAATAGAAAGATCCACACTTGATTTATTAGAATAATCTTTTGTGATTTTTTTGTTATATCTATCACAAACAAACCCATATTCAATTGCTTTTTGAGCACTAATCTGCATACTTCACCTAACTTAGCTTATTCTATCGAACAATAATTGAATCACATAGTTATAATGTAACTAGACGAATATATCCAATGTTTTTGAATATATTATTGACGAAGCAAGTCAACTGATCAATACTGTGTATAAAAAAACAACATCTTCACCACATATAAAAAAAACATAAAATCATGGTACTACCTCAAAGTCCTGACTCCTGCTGAATTGCTTAATCATAAGAAGCGCCATACAAAACAGGGAATAAAGAGCAACCTGACGCAAAAAGAGGAAAGCTACGGCCACTGGCTGCCAAAATGTTACGCTCCTGCAACAACCCTACCTAGACCGTCCTCTGCCGGTCTTTTTTATCCCGGCCCCCCAGAAGATGAACAATCCACTGTTCACCTTTCACCGTATATTCACCTGTTATCATACTGAAATTAAAAGAGAAAAATGAAAGGTGAACAGTGTGAACAATCAAATCAAAAAAACTCTTTTCTCCTTGTGTGATTTCAGTCCGGGGAATTAATCACCGGTATGAGTCACACCGGCAGAATGCCGGAGGTGAAGAATCAAATGTTCACCCTTCACCCATTATTCACCACCTATCATACTGAAAGTAAAAGAGAAAACAGAAAGGTGAACAGTGTGAACAGTTCTTTCGAAAAAAACTTTTTTCCTGTACGATACAGCATCAATCAAAGTAAAAATGAGCTTTCATTCCACATTAACTTACAGCCATTGGTATACAATTAGGTATACGCACAAAAGCTGAATTAAATAAAATAATTAAAAATCAAAGAAATAAAATACTTATTCAAACTCCGCCAGCCCAATCATGATTGGACGGTGTAAGGACAACACCAACAAAAACAGGAAGTTAGCAGTCTCAGCAGGACACCGACCAGACGGTGAGGAGACAAAAAAGGATACGCAAAGGAGCCGCGGCTCTCGAGTGACACAAAAGCCCGCTTATGCGGGCTTTTTGTTTTTCCCTTAAGTTCCTAGCCGCTTATCTATAACTATGGAAAAATGTTAACCCTGACTGTATGTTAACAAAGGGATGTATATGTCGGTTTTTCATAACTGGCTGCTTGATATCGCAAGCGGGAATTACTTTATCTACATCAAACGCCTTTCTGCAAACGACACAGGCGCAACAGGTGGCCATCAGGTCGGACTTTATATCCCCTCAAATATCGTTGAAAAGCTTTTTCCATCAATCAATCATACTCGCGAACTGAACCCTTCAGTCTTCCTTACTGCGCATGTATCATCCCATGATTGCCCTGATACCCAAGCACGCGCAATTTATTACAACAACCGTTATTTTGGTAAGACCCGAAACGAAAAAAGAATTACGCGCTGGGGGAGAGGAAGTCCATTACAGAACCCTGAAAATACAGGAGCCCTCACAATTCTTGCTTTCAGGTTAAACGAACAGAACACTGACTGTTCCGAGGTAGATATATGGGTCTGCGTCAATCCCGATGAAGAGGATATCATCGAGTCTGCTATTGGCGAAATCATACCTGGAACCCTAATTTCCGGCCCTGCCGGACAAATTTTGGGCGGATTGTCTCTTCAGCAAACTCCAGTAAATCATAAATATGTTATTCCTGAAGACTGGAAGAAGCGTTTTCCTTCTGGAAACGAAATTATTCAATATGCTGCTGGCCATTATGCTAAAAACTCCAAGGATCCAGATGAGCAACTGATTGACCGTCGGCGTGTCGAGTATGATATTTTTCTACTCGTCGAGGAATTACATGTTCTTGATATTATTAAGAAAGGATTCGATTCTGTAGATGAGTTTATTGCATTAGCCAACTCTGTCAGTAATCGACGTAAATCAAGGGCAGGCAAATCACTTGAACTTCACCTAGAGAAGCTTTTTATCGAGCACGGACTACGGCATTTCTCCACTCAGGCAGTTACTGAAGGTAATAAAAAACCAGATTTCCTGTTTCCTTCAGCAGAGGCATATCATAACGTTGAATTTCCTGTAGAAAACTTACGTATGCTGGCAGTAAAGACCACCTGCAAAGATCGCTGGCGTCAGATACTGAATGAAGCAGATAAAATCCATCAGGTACATTTATTTACACTGCAAGAAGGTGTTTCTTCAGCACAATACCGAGAAATGAAAGATGCGGGTGTCAGACTCGTTGTACCATCAACTTTACATAAAAAATACCCAGAAGCAGTTAGAGAAGAATTAATAACGCTCGGAGCATTCATTACTGAGCTGATAGAGCTTTACGCTGAACTATCATAGGCTGACTCCCGGCTTAAAAGGCCGGGAGATGTTCTCAAGGCTGCCCAGTCTTACCAGCATCAGCAGAAACAGCTTTGAGGATATAGGGTTCCAGAAGTCTGGCAACAGCTTCAAATACTGGCACCACAACTGAGTTACCGAACTGCCGATATGACTGAGTATCTGAAACCGGAATACGGAATGGTTTCCCTCCAGGTTTTTCAAATCCCATAAGGCGTGCACACTCTCGGGGAGTCAGCCTGCGTGGTCGACGAGCCTGATTACTCTCATTCATAAAGTCAGCCTCTCCCGTTGCCATATCCCAACCACGATCAATAAGAATTTCTGATCCGTCTTTGTGATATCTGGCAGAAAGTGTGCGTGCAATGCTTTCCTTATTCTCAGGATTGACCAACCCAAAGCCAAAACCATTCCCCTTGGCTGCATGCTTTTTGGCGTAGTTATAAAGGTACTCCCATAGTTTTGGCGTAAGTATATATTTACTGTCGACTACAGGCTCCAGCAATTCACCAAATGATGGGCGGTGTTCCGGATAAAAACGACTGATATCACGCAAGGTAAACCCCTTGTGAATATTCAGATCTCGTCTAAATCCGACCAGAACAATGCGTTCACGATGCTGAGGCAAAAAATGCTTCCCATCGATAATCTTTGGATCGTTTTTTCCCATTTCTGCAGCATCGGCAACTTCGTAGCCCAGCTCGTCAAGGGTCTCCATAATCACTTTGAAAGTTTTACCCTTATCATGGCTCTTCAGATTTTTGACATTTTCCAGCACAAAAATTGCCGGTTTTTTTGCTCGTATAATACGTGCCACGTCAAAAAAAAGTGTTCCTTGTGCTTCACATTCAAAACCATGCGCACGACCAAGTGAGTTTTTCTTACTAACACCAGCAAGGCTAAATGGCTGGCACGGGAACCCCGCAAGAAGCACATCATGATCCGGCACATGCTCATCAATATATGCATAAGCATCCGTTTCCAATACATCGGTTTTATCACTCAGCGTGACTTCCCGAATATCGAGATTGAATTTATGCACCTGTTCATCGTTAAACCAGTTGGCTTTGTATGTACGCACAGCATCTTTATTCCATTCACTGGTAAAAACACACTGGCCTCCAATGGCCTCAAAACCTTTCCGTATCCCTCCAATTCCAGCAAATAAGTCAATGAAGCGGAAAGCATATTCCGGATGGTTTGCAGGTGGTTCTGGTAGCATCTTACGCAGAAGAGACTCTTCTACTGAAGTCAACGATTTTGGTAAACACTTGCCATTAATCCAGCGGTTAATGGTTTCACGGCTCCACTCATTTTTTCCGACTTTTCTCAGTAATTCAGCCACATACTTCTGATCATAGATTTCCAGCACTTTCTCGATAAGCTTTTTATCATTTTCCTGTCGCAGCTTTTCTTCCGCCTCGGCTTCCTTCAGCAGATGCTGTGCCAACACTTCAAATTCAGACATAATTCCTCCAAGGGGTCTAATGGGTGAAACTTTATCACTCATTCAACCCAGAAGGAAATGTTTTATCTGGATATTTAAACAGTGACTACAACGTAATCTAGCACTGGTGATGCTTTGTTAGGCATAGAGAATCATTCTATATACGACTAATGACAGAAAAACAGCAGACAAGTAGTTTGTTCATAAATTAACGCATACTATGTGTCTACGGTTTTCGAGACCGGTCCAATCATCAAACGAAACATAAAATTAGCTCACATTATGAGGAAAAGTATCTTTTTTGTACTATGTAAATTCAAAGGCTTAGCCTCATTTCTCCGATGGTTTTCTCAACACTACTGGTTGTGAGCCCTTGCAATGATCATTAATATACGTCTCACAAATAATTCTTCATAGATATTGCAAAATGGATATTACTGAGTTTCCTTCTGGAGTAATTGAACACCTTGGCTGGTATGTATACCGATTGATTGATCCGAGGGACGGAAGCACCTTCTATGTAGGGAAAGGCAAAGGTAACCGCGTATTTGCCCATATGCGCGGTGAAGTGGCAGCGACTGATGATGACGAGTTACTGAGCAACAAGCTAAAGCAAATTAGAGAAATAAGGTTAGCAGGACTTGAAGTTATCCATGTCATCCATCGACACGGAATGACTGATGAAAAGACGGCGTACGAAGTTGAAGCTGCACTTATTGATGCCTACCCTGGGTTAACGAATATCATGAATGGTGCTGGCAGCAATGAATTCGGCGCCGCGCATGTCAAAGAGTTGATAGCAACATATCAACCCGAAACCATAATATTTCATCATAAAGCATTAATGATTTCCGTTAACAGAAGTGCAAAGGATTCAGAGCTTTATGATGCGGTTCGATTTAGCTGGCGCATTAATGTCTCTCGCGCCAGCCAAGCAGAAGTCATTCTTGCTACTGTAAGGGGAATCGTTCGAGGGGTTTTCATTGCTGATAAATGGCTCAAATCAACACGTGAAAATTTCCCTACGATGAAATACTGGGACGAGGATCCTGACTTTGAGGCAACACAAAGTTCTCGCTATGGTTTTGAAGGTCGAGAAGCCCAACCTGAAATAGCAAATCTTTATCTTGGAAAAAAAATACCAGATGAATTAAGAAAAAAAGGAGCTATGTCCCCGGTCCGTTACTCACCTAATTTTTGAGTCTTTAAGTGATAAGCATAAACCGCAGCACGATCTTCTTCCATACGACGTGCTACGGTTTCATTTATCTCCGACCGGAAACTTCTTATACAGTGTCGATATACCAACATCATAGATGATCGCCACCTTCTGGCGAGGAACGCCTGATGCAATTAATCGCCCGGCCTGCGCCCATTGTTCTGGTGTAAGTTTGGGACGACGTCCACCAATTCGTCCCTGTGCGCGAGCAGCTTCCAGTCCAGCTTTTGTTCGTTCAACAATCAGTTCTCGTTCCATTTCAGCCAGGGCACCCATCACATGAAAGAAAAAACGCCCCATCGGTGTGCTGGTATCAATAGCATCCGTCAGACTGCGAAAATTAACGCCACGTTCGCGCAACTCCTCAACCAGAATGACCAGATGCCGCATACTACGCCCCAGCCGATCCAGCTTCCAGACAACCAGAGTGTCACCTGCCGATAATGTCCTGAGCAGTTTTTTCAGTCCCGGCCTTTCGGACTTTGTACCGCTTATCTTGTCTTCAAAAATCAGCTCGCATCCTGCACAGTTCAGCGCATTACGTTGTAGATCTGTGTTCTGGTCATTTGTTGATACGCGTACATAGCCAATAAGCATGGTAGATCCCCCTGACAAAAGCAGGAATGATGCCATCTGCTCGTTATTTCTGCATTTTCATAAACGTTGGTTTGGGAGAAGCGGCAAAACGGAATGTAGGTAACGGGCAAAACCAAATTCCGGATATGGCGGCGTTTGCCAGTTCACTTTCATCAACGGGTTTTCAAAAACTCCCTTCAGGTCTGATTATTCAGTGGGGTATTGTCAGTGGAGCATCAAACTATACGGTGACTTACCCGGTAACATTCCCAAATCGTTCACTTGCGCTGTTGGCTGTGCCACATACAACGTCGGTGGCTGGTATATCTGCAATGGGCATAGCGAACTGTTCTGATATCAGCAAATCACAGTTCTATATAATTGTTGGCGGTATATCTCAGGGAGAAATTGTCAAATATGAAAGGTCCTGTTTTTGGGTAGCAATCGGTGTATAGGTATATCTATGATTTATTTCTCAAAATCGACTAATGGTTTTTTCTTTGATGGTATAAACAGCGACATGCCTGCTGACATTGTTGAGATAAGTACAGACTTATACAATGAATTAATTGCCGGACAGCAGGAAGGGGGGAAATTAATCACGTCAGATGAAAATGGTTTACCGGTACTGAAATCTCCGGCGATTGATTATGTCGCACGTGCTGAAAATCAGCGAATGCAGTTACTTGCTCATGCCGATAATGTCACAGCTGACTGGCGGGTGGAATTAATGCTTGGTGATATCAGCAGTACAGATAAAGAAAAACTATCTGCCTGGATGGACTACAAAAAAGAAGTAAAAGCCGTCGACACTTCGACGGCTCCTGAGATTAGCTGGCCTGAGTTACCGGAGGTGTAGGCCATTCAATATCTGGCGCACCGGAAGTATCGACCAGTTCCAGTGCGTCCAGGTAATCCAGCCACAAATTATATTGTGCCAGTTCCTCACCTTTCAGCCGGCCAATAGCCGCTTTACCAGGCCATTGTTTACTGTTCATATAATCGTTGGCCTGTTCAATAAGTATATTTTTCATTCCCTCCGCTTCAGCTATTTCCTGTTCATGTGTCTTCGCTGGATATTCAGTAAGTACAGGGTAGTTATCCGGGCTATTGATAATAATTTTCCCCGTACTCTGACCATTCATAAGTTCATAATAAAGAGCATCTTCAATATCGAAAGCATCATCGGGAATATCGCTGTTGTTTTCAGAGAAAAATCCCTGAACAGATGGGGACCATTTCATTTTCATAATTTCCCAATTCCTAAAATATGGACATCATCAGCCTTACGGGCATTCCAGGTGACAATTACATCGGTAGAGTGACGATTAACTGAGATTGCGTATGCTTCGTTAGTCGAGCCAGAAACTTTTGTGGCAAACACAGCAAACAGGACACCAAATGACTGGGGCCATTTATAGCCTGACAGCTGATAATTACCATTATCCAGTGTTACAGCTTTGACTGCTGCACTTGATGGAATCGTCAGCCACTGGAGTATCAACCCTCCTGGCAAAAGTTGTTTTCCATAAAAATCCCTCACACCACTAAATGAAACCATATCCGGTATCTGATTTTCCCCTGTTCCCACGTCCCGTTTTGCCGCTTCTCCCAAACCAAGGTTTTCGAGAGCCGTTTGCACAGTGCCATCCGATTTGATATCGCCAAACGGATTCTTGCGGCTTAACAGCAGCGCACGAAGTGCGGTAAGCATCTGGTCATGCCGCCCTTTCTCCAGGCTGGCACCGGAGGCCTCCACCACGCTACAAAGTTCTTCCTGCAACATGTCAAAGTAGTCATCATCCAGATCGGTGGCAGGTGTGCCGGTCTGGGGGTTACCACGGGTATCCGGTTTGTCGGTGTTACTGCCCTGACCGTTCTCTCTGTGACGATGCCCGTTATAGGCAAGCCGCATCGCTGACATGGTGGTGCCGCCGGAGTCGCACAGGTCTTTCACCTGTCCGGTCACTTCCAGGTCCATTTCAAAACGTGCTTCAGGTGCATTGCGAAACGTGATCGTTTTACCTGCACCGTCCACCACGATCCCCTCCCGGGTCAGCGTCACGGACTGCCCCTGATCGTCATAGACAGCCACCTCGCCCGTCTGCAGCCCTTTCAGGCGGTAGCGACGGTCCGACACCGTAACAACCACCGCATGAGAACGGTCGCCATCCGGAAACAACACCACCGCTTCCGCACCGCTGTTTGCCCTTGCGGTAAAACCGTAGGGTTCAAGATGTTCAACCCCGGCTTTGGGTTCACCGGCAATCAGGGACACATCCACGGTCTGTAGTGGCACACTAAATTTGGCCAC